AGTATCAGTAACTAGATTATCTTGTTCAGCTAAAGCTTGAGTTACTACACCAAACTCAATATTTGTACGATAAAAAGCCTCACGTACCTCTAGTACTTTAGCTCTTATGTTATCAATGGTTTCAAAACGATATTCTGCATTGTCTAATTCTACTTCTAATATAAACTTGGCAGTGTCAATACGACTTAAAGTATCATTGATAGTTCTTAATTCTTCTTGACGTTCCACTCTTTCTAATTTCTTGGCTGCAAGATCTGTACCAGTTAAGCCTTCACCACTTATCTGATCAATTAAGTCACTGATCTCTTTTGATTTATCTGCTGCCTCTTGCTTCTGGCTATCTTCTTCGATTAATAAATCGATGTAATCACCATGAATGTCTAATGGTTCCCGAGACATTAATTGGGCATCATTAATTCTGGCTTCAAGATAACCTAGAAAAGTCAAGTAACCTACAATCCTAGCAAACAATTCTGCTCGTTTGATCAATAAGGTTACATCACCAAAACCAACCTCTGTAGTTGTTGTTGTGTTTAATACACTAGAACTTTTAGTAGCAGGTACATGTACTACATCACCGAAGCAAAGTGGCCATACTCTACCTACAGCATCATCTGTGACAAATTCTAATTGATCTTCTTCAGGTGAGAACCCAACTTCCCTACTATCAATTTCGCTCAGTACGTTAAAATTCAAAGTTCTATTACATTCATCCCACACTATTGGAGTAACTGCTTCACCTTGAAATATAAGAAAGCTATCATCTAAAGATAGACCTTCAAAAGTTTGACTAATATAGCATTTACGCTTTTGTAGGTTTATGATATTTAATTGATTTAATATCACACCGTCAGAATCATCCAGAGTGACACTAACTTCGAAAGTAGGAGAACCTGTATCTACCTTTAGAACTTCATCGATTTCACTCAGTTCCATGATTGCAGGATGGGCTCCATCTAATTCTTTATCAGAGTACCAAGTGATTTCTTCATCCACCCATTCGATACCTACTAGATTGATAGGCTCCGTACCATGAGTCTTAGCTATTTGATCTAAAGATTGTTGATTCAGTATTCTCATTACAATTCCTCAACGGTGAAGCTAGCTTCAGTAACTGTGGTACCATAAGAGAATGTAGGTAGTTCTCTTATAATACTTGGTTTATTATTAATCAAAACGACTTGGTCATCATAGAACCAAAAGAAGTCCACCATCTCTCGTGTCACTTGATAATCATTTCTGAAAGTATATTCATATAACTTGCGATTAGTGGATTTATTATAAGTGTGTCGTTTACCACTAATTGAATATTTGATTCTAGTTTCTAATATTTGAGCACGTGTGTCACCCCACTCAGGTGATCTAGAAAGAAACACTAATTCATCTAAGTCAGGTACTTCTACCTCAGTGATACCTTCAAACTCTATTGTCGTATTATAATTATCATGATTATCTTGTCGTATTTCTAAGTCTGGGTTACTTATTACACCAGTCCAGATTCGATCATTATAATCAAGAAGTTCTATCTCTAAGCCTTGTGTTTGTCTAACGAAGTCTAGTATTGGTTGAACTTTATCTTCACACAAACCTTGAAATTCATAAACTAATCTACGGTAAGCTGGCCAGATATCTCTACGATAAACTTTTGCTACCAATCCTCTAGTGTCATTTACAATCTTCTTTTTTACGACCTGTTCGGTATCACCGTACTCAGGGTTCTTTAGTGTGAGGATATTATCATCTAAAGAATATATTACATCAGTACGTGTTCTATCATTGCAATTCATATGTTACACTTAATGTACTGTCTGATGTTAAAGATTTACACGTGTCATATAGTTCAGTAGCGATTAAAACTGTGCCGTTGGTGAGGAACACTCCTTTAATATTAGCTGGTCCTTCAAATATCATGGGGATACTATTTGAAGCACTAGCGTGCTCTACAATATCAGGGTTCCAAACTTGTCTAGTACCTACTTCAACCCAACCGGGATGGTCATCTAAAGTATCTTCAAATCTAACACCTTGGAAATTATCACCAGATATTAAACCTACTTGCCAAGTTTCATCAGCTAACAATTTAGTTAGTAATAGATTCTTTCCTTCTGCAATCATTAGTTAAACCTTAGGGTACCTTTCCTAACTTCACGTTGTAATCTCTGAGCAATTTGACTATACAAAGAATTAAAGTCAACACGTGAGTTTGTTGTGTTTGTAATTTCGAAATTAAGACCACCTACATTAACTGTTTGCTCTTGTATAGTAGGTGTTTGGTTTTGCTGCCGGGCTTGTATGCCTCCAGTATTATTTTGAATCTCAGTTTGTAAGGCATTCAATCTTGAATTGAATACAGGTTGTGATTGTTGTAACGCCTGAATATTTCTACCGACTTCAGCCATTGCTCTAGTTGATTGTTCTAAGGCTGAGCCTTGTTCTCTGATAGAGTTCAATAAATCTGATGCAGTGCCTTTAAGTATGTTATCAAATTGTTGGTCAAGATCTTCAATATTACCTAGGGGATTACTAGATATACTGTCAAAAGATAAAGCATCTATTGATTGTCTTAAACTATCTAATAGACCCGGTATCTGTCTAGCATCCTCTTGACCAAGTAATCCACCTAAAGCTGGCGAATTTGCTAACCTAACTAATTCAGGTATGATCTCATTTATATTACTGACTCTTTCGTTATCAGTTAAATTTTCGTCAGACCTGATTTTAGATATTCTGTCTTGGATGTCTTCAAACTGTTTATTTAAATCATTTAATACAGGTAATGCTTGAGTGTTTTCACTACCAGCTCTAAGATTGAGGAAAGACTTAGCATTCAAACTATCAGCTACATTCCGTAAAACACCGAATGCTTCATTAAATCTGTTCAAGACATCTTGTTGATTATTAGCTGCTTCAACACCTGATTCTCTAACTCTATTTACATTAGCTTCCCGTCGAGTTCTTAGATCCAATAATTCTTTTTGTAAATCTATCTGCCTTTTAATTTGATTTGCAACTTCAGCTTCAGATTTTTGTAAAGCTAATGATGATTCTAATATAGCATTAGCTACTTCTTGTTTAGCATTACCTACTGGAATCTCATTTCTTTCTTCTACAATTCTACCTTCATCAACTGTTGGTATTTCAAAATTGTCTAACGCAGCTTTTCTCGCAGCTAATAGCGTTGACTCTATATTAGATCCAAAGTTTGTCCCAAAAGTCTTGGATAGCTTGTCAGACTTAGATTGTAATTTACTTAAGATGTTATCCGAATCTCTAAACTTAGCTAAGGCTGCATCTAAATTACCTTGATTCAGTAAGTTAATACCTTCCTGTTCGGTTGCACCTAATTCTCGTCTAAGATCTGTTGTACCTAAACCATCAAGCCTGATATTTGATAATCGATCGTTAACACTAGATTGTGCATCTTTTAACTGATCTTTTAATTTATTAACTTTACTTAAGAATTTATCTAAAGCATCGTCAGCATTTTCAAAACCTTCTCTAGCTGATTCGATCAAACCTAATCGCTGATCAGCTCTAGCCGCTGTTTCAAATTTCCTGAAGTTGTTGAATAGTTTCGTTATTTGTTCATTAGTAGAACCTGTTGTTAAATTGTAATCTTCAAGAGATTGTTTATGAATTGCCAGTAAGTCACTATCACCGAAGGTTTCTTTAAAAAGTCCTATTGCTTTTTTGATAGATTCTAGATCAGGAGTATCTAATAAATCATCGAAAGCAAATTTGGATGTGTCAAGTGTTTTCTCAAAATCCAAGACTTCTTTTTGAATATCTTTGATTTGTTTGAATAGAAATTTAAGCTTATCGTCTTTAACATTACCAGTTTTTTCACCAAACAATTGATCACTAAGACTTTTGATATCTAGGTTGAATCTACTAGGTGATATACTACCATATGTTTTCAAAACTGTATCTAATGCTACATTTAATTGAGCTAATGATTGCAAGTGACGTTTTGATATCTGATCATCTTGTTTACTTATTGCTACAGTCATATCAGAGATACTGTTAGTAGTCAAAGTATTCAATACTTCAGTATTCTTCTTTGACAAAGCATTCAATGATTCTGTGAGCTTTTGTATTGATCTTTCATAAGCGAACGATGCCTCTAGAGCTACAGTTAAGCCTAAAGTTAATACTGTGCCTAGTCCTGCTGCACTAATCTTCAAACCTGTAAAGCTTGTTTTAAGTAGATCTGATGTACCTTTAAGTGACTTTAACTTCGAAGCAGCTAATGATGCCTGAATACTAACAGCCTTCATTACTACAGGTATAGGTTTTGCAGTTGTTAAAAACTTAAACAGAGCAGGACTCATGGCTAGGCTTGCTAACCTTAAAGCTCCAAACCTAAAAGCTACAGTGCTTATCACTGGTGCTAATAATGTAAAGTTATTAAACAAATTGTTCAATATCTTGATAGCTTGGGTATCACCTAAACTATCTAACCCTAATTTTAACCCATTAACCCCTGTTGATATACCCGGTAGTTCTTTTACGAACCCTATTAACCCTGTACCTACTTCGATTGGAGTAGCTAATATCTTAGTTAGGTCTGTGACATTTTGAACTATATTTTCAGTTAAACTACCTAAACCTCCAAATTCCTCAAGTGTACTAATAGCTGTATCTAATAATTCAAAACTAACATTAGATTCAAAAGCATTAAAGAATTGTTGAACTTGTTTCTGTGCTCGAACACCAACAGAATCTTCAATAGCTTTCTTAGCTTTTTCAAAAGCGGGTACAGATGTCTTTTCTATTTCTGCAATTGAATCAGTTACTTTATCAAAACTCCTACCAGTTAAACCTACCAAACCAATAGTTGTTCTTAAACGACCAGCTACTTCACCAAGAGCATCTACTCCACCTTTGAGAGCTACTTTATTAAGTCTTTCAAGAACACCTTGGAAACCAAAGGTTTGAATAGCGGCCTCAGCATTCGCCACACCCCAAGAATTAATGAGGTTCTTCATTGCGTCTGTAGGTCGAACTAACTTCAACATAACAGCACGCATTAAAGTGATGGCTTTACTAGAGTTCACACCTTGAATAGTTAGACTGGCAAACGATCCTGTTAATTCTTCAATGCGTAAGCCTAGCTGTTGACCTAAGATAGCCATTGAACCAAAATCATTAGCTAGTTCACTTGCACGAACTCTACCTAATTCAATAGTCTTGAATAGAATCGCTGATGCTCTAGATGCCGTCAATCCTTCTTTACCATAAACATTAAGGGCAGCTGATAGTAAGTCAGTTGAATCTTCAAGACTAGAGTTGGTCACTCTCGCAAATGTGCCTGCTTCGCTTAGGAATCCAAAGATTCTTACGCCTTCAGCTATTTGATTAGATAAACCTTGGTAAGCTGCCGTGGCTGTATCAATACTACTGAGACCAAATTCATTTGATAAACCTCTGATACTGTTTTTCCAATTATCAGTTTGGAAAGCAGCTTCACCTGCAATGGTAGATATCTCTGCCACCTTGACATCTAGTTCAACAGATTTCTGAATTAAATCTGAAAAACTTGATGTAATCTTATTTAAGGCTAGGTGGATATTTTGAACAACAAAGATCCGTGCTAAACTTTTCCAAGATAACAACATCCTAGAGACAGTCTTTTCACTTGTCTCACCAACCTTCAACATAGCTTTATCAAGTCGTCGCAATGCTATGGCAGCTTTTTGCTCATCACCCGTGAAACTCTGCTTAAAGTTTTCTTTGAGAGCTTTTGATACCTTAATAAAAGTCTGTTCACTAACTTTACCCGATCTGATCATTCTATCGATCGAAGCAGTAACCCTTTCGACACTAGCAACTTGTTCTGGTCCTAGACCAATTAGATTGTTTGTTAGCTTAGGGATTTCATTACGAGCAAAGCTATTAGCGTTATCATCAAAATTAGTTTTGACATCAACTTTAGTTATTGCTTCAAGACGTCTAATAAGATTAGCTGCTTCTTGTTCGGCACCAGTAAAGCTAGCTTTGTAATCATCAGCTATAACCTTGGCGACTCTCTCAAAAGTTTCAGCACTTATTTTTCCAGACCGAATCTGTTTATCGATTGAGGCTGTGACTCTATCAAAAGAAGCAATCTTCTTACTATCCAAAGAGTCTCGACCAAACAAATTTGGTAATTGATTGCCAGTAAATTCATCTACTGATTTATTAAAATCCTTACCGGGAGTTGGTGCTACTTTAGTTTTAGTGATTTGTAATAAACGCCTGTACAGATTTGCGGCAGCTAATTCAGCACCTGTAAAACTAGCTTTGTAATCTTTATCGATTGCCTTAGCTACAGATCTAAATGTTTCTGCACTTATCTTACCTGTTCTGATTTGTGTTTCAATAGAGGCAGTTACAGAATCTACAGATTTGATTTGTTTATCATCCAAAGCACTTCTATCAAAAAGGTTTGGAATATCTGTATTGGTGAAGTTGGTAGCGGCTTCAGCATTTATCTTGCTGAGATCTTTTATCTTTTCTTTAGCTTGACGAGCACTTACACCTAGAATTTTCCAACTCTTGGTAACCTTACCACTTGAATCAACCATCCTATTAAGTGTGGCTGTAAAAGTTCTACCGTCATTTAAAGTACCCTTCAGTACAGCACCAACATCTGCACCTTGCTTATTGAATCTCAAAGTTGATGCCGTTACTTCTTTAACAGCAGCATTTTGTACTTTGAATAATTTCTCAAGCCTACTTAAAGATGTTTCAATACCTTTAGTATTACCTTGGAAATTGATAAGTTCGATGTTATTCATACCATTCTTCCTCAATGTAATCGATTATATCGATATTGATTTTTTCGGGAGCCACTTCTGTTATGTATTTTATGTAAGCGGCTCTACCGTGAGCCATTGCTTGCCATTGATCTTCATGAACATGTATCTGTACGATACGTGTTGAGTATGTGAAGTTGAAACTTACCTTACCTACTTTGAATAAATTATCTTTAGTAAGGTTAGTAGTTAATCTACCGTTGATTTGTGTTTTAGCTGCACCAGTATCTTTGTTCTTTGTCTTCAAGAGTTCAGTATTATCTATGGTAAATGTTTTACCTCTGATAGTTACTTGACGACTTCTTCTAGGTCTTATAGGTACCTTTACATTTAATAGTCTACCTAAATGGAGCAGCGACCCTCTAGATTCACCAGTGTCAACTGGGATTCTAGGGATCGCTGCCCTGAGAAAGGCTCTAAGAGCCTGTCTTATCTGCGTACTCAATTGTTCTTCAATGGTTTTTGTAAGCTTCTTTTTCTTGAGCTTAAGCAATTTACCCCTGATTTTGAAGTTGGGCATTTTCCATTTCCCTAATTTGTTCGTACGCAATCATGTTAGCCATAGTATCATTTGTGTTATCTTCAAAATTATCTTTCACACCGGGTGGTCTCACTGACAATCTCTCACATACTCTCCAGATACTATAAAGGAGGGTTCTACCACCGGGGTCTCTTATCCTTCTACCTTTGACGTTACTTGCTTCTGCAAAAAACGCATCCGGGCTTCCTCCACATAATCCTCATCTAAGCAATTTGCTTTGTGCATGGCATTGAGAACCAGTCTAATTTCTACTTCAGAGAAATTAGCTTCTCTGAATTCTTCACTCCATTCTTTCCAAGTATCAGGTTCTTCGATTTTCACACGATCCCAAGATAATTCTTCATTACATTCTAAACCTTTAATGGTCATATAATGCATACGTCTGGCATTAAATTGTCCAAGGTTTTCTAGATACTCTTTATCGACAATATCTCTTGTCTTAGTACCATCAGCTAGTGTGACATAAGGTGGTTCCGGTTCTGTGAGAATAGTATCAAACTCATCGAAGTTCTGAACTGCTTCCATTTTTAAGACGATGTCTTCGCCTTGGCCTCGAGGTATTACAATCAACTCTGAGTTGATCATACCTAAATCTCGTTTACCTAATTTCATCTTATTACCTTTCTCAAAACATGCCGCCCTCTTAATTGAGGGCGGCTACTCTTTAATTACTAAGGATTAGTAGGGTTACTAGGATCACTAGGATCACTAGGTTCTACACTACTACCACCATTATTACTAAAACTATTTGTAGTTCTAACGGCTGCAATATTATTTATATTGCACATACCTGATACCGCAATTGTTGCAGCGTCAGCATCAAAATCTATGTTTTCATATCTGAAATTACTTAGATTAATAAATTCAATTTCAACACCCGCACATTGGGGTATTCGTTCTATAGATAAATTCAGAGCATAAGGTGCACAAGTATTATTAGTGTCTGCTGAATCCCAATCAGAGGCTGCCCCTGTTTGAGTTAATACTTCATAAATAGTTGGTGGATCACTTGTTGAAGACTTAATAAACTCCCAAGCCAAATCTAACGAGACTTCAACTGGTTGTTCATCACCCGCACGTACATCATCAATTCTACCTCTATCTAGTAGGTATTCGATTTCACGTTTTTCGCTCCAACTGACGTTACCATCGCCTATCCTCACTGTTATGACTTGATTACGGATTAAATTACTAGAAAATCTAATTATTGAATCTTTTAAATCAAATCTAGGCATTAAGCAGATCTCGTAGCTGTGATATTTCTAACATTGCACATACCTGATGTAGCGATTGTTGCTGCGTCAGCATCAAAGTCGAGACTTTCATACCTGTAATCTTTCAATAGGAAAGTCTCAGTTGGGACTCCTTCACAATCAGGAGTATAAACAACTTCAATGTCCAAAGCATAAGGAGCACAAGCGTTGTTTGTATCTGACGATACCCATTCTGAAGCATTACCTATTTTCTTTAATACCTCATAAATCGTAGGAGTATTAGATCCAGTGGACTTTATGAATTCCCAAGCCAAGTCTAATGAGACTTCAATTGGTTCTTCGTCACCTGCACGAACATCGTCAATCCTACCGCGATCTAGCAAATATTCAATTTGTCTTTTTTCGCTCCAACTGATGTTGCCATCACCAACTTTAACCTCAATTGAATTATTACCACCATCTCTAAATTTGATGACGGCCTTTTTTAAATCAAAACGTGCCATTTAATTGTCCCAAGTAAAAGTGTATGTTGCTTCAATTGTTGACCCTTTTAGATTATTTTGTACAAGATCGAAGTCGGTGGTGATGACATCTCCGTCTCTATTAAAACAATCTAAAGTCGAACAGTCTTTGTCTAAATCTAGTATAGGTATACTACCATCTAGAAGTTTATATATGTGAGCTTTATTTTTTGTATGATGATAAAGATCTTTGTCGTTTCTTGCAGTTTGTACTGCAATGTTCAAATCGTAAGTTAATTTCCAATTACCTCTAGTGTAGGTCTTAATATCTGGACCATCTATTCTGATCTCATACAATGGATATTTATCTGTACCGATTCGCCTTCGACCTTCGACATGAACATGTCCCTTATCTTTTAAACCCAACTCAAAATGAACATTAAGAGAGTGTTCAGCTATTCTAGTTAATTGTTCAAGTAACATTTGACATAATACCAATTTGAGTGGTTATTTTACTATCAACTTGAACTCTAGGTCCGACGCCCTCATATTCTTTAATTTCTAAGATTAAGTCACCATTGAAATTATGGACTTCTAAGATTTCATATCTTGAAGATACAATATTTAGATACCCTTGTTTCCTAGGAGTATTACCTTTGATGTTTCTACGACTGATATATAATTTCACAGTCTCCGTATCAAAGGTAAAACTACCCAAGTGATTTCTCATAAATACGGAGGGCAGCCTAATACACTGTTTGATGATTGTTTTTGAATCACTGGACGTAGCTGTACCAGCTTTCGGATCAATAACAAGATCACCTTCTTCGTAATATTCGACTGTTACCCCGTACTTATGTGACAATCTATAGAGAGCCGACCTGATCTTATCCAAGCAATACTGCCCCAAGATCCGTGTCCAGAACTTGTACTCCTGCCAACATATCTAGTGTAACAAGATGTCCTTGCTTGAGACCATTATAGGTAATAGTTGCACGCATTGCATAACCGTTATGACTAACGATGGCTGACATTGCTCCTGTCCCAGAGATAGGTGCTGCTAGTGGACGCGTAACTAGAGCTAGTGCATTACGGTGCAATGCAAAGTTATAGTTACCACCGGGAGCTACATTAATCTGAGAATTGTTAGCAACTGGTACTTCCAGAGGACGATCGAGCATCATAGTGTTACCTTCAACACAAACAATGCTGTATGCTGGAGAATTACTCAAAGTGCCGAATGTCACAAATTGACCTTCACTCACCTGTAGTCCATCACTAAACTCTAGAAACTTATCGAATTGGTCAGGATAAGCTTGTGCAGTTTCACCTGCAACGTAACCTGACACCATTGCATCATCAGGTACATGATCACGCAGTCCAGCATCCAAAGTTAATTCAGCACCGTTAATAGCGATAATGCGGTACACTTGGCCTAGTATCTTGATCCACATATTCGCGGTCAAGTCATCCGCACCGTTACCATCCACTACAATAGTAGTAGTTCCTCTAGAGTAACCGCCTACTCTATTGATGGCTATTGGTTCCAACTCAGGTGAATCAACATACTCACTAGAGTTTTGAGACATAAAGTGGTTAAAGCCAAGTTTACGACCTAGGCTAGCTTCACGCAAGGCGGTACCATCATCACCTACTCTTTCAGCAGAGATGAACAAATCGGTATTGAGAGCCGCTGTCTCGCCTTCACAGGACCAAATCAAATTTCGATTGTTCATGTGGGCTTTATTAGCGTTCATCGTTTTACGAACACCGAGGATACCTTGCTTAGCGTTATCACCTGTTAGGCCACCTAATGAACCATAACTGTTAGAGATAAAGTGGATGCACTGACCTAACAGAATTTGATCCAGTAGACGTGCCTGAGCAATCAAAGCTGGTTCTAGGTATTTATCTACCAGACTTTGCAAAGCTTTTGATTCTTCACCATCACAAATCAAAAATGAAGTGTGAATATGTTGATTCAACCTAACGGGTACATTAGCTGTTTTTGCGTCCTGAATGGTGACATCATCTTTGACACTTTTACGCAAAGCTTTGAAGTCAGATGGTTTATCGATGTTAACGGTATCACCCATCATAGCAATTTCATCAGAATAATCACGGTGGACCAATTGGCCAATCACCATGTTTTCTTCGAGGAATGCAATACTTTCATGAGCCCACACTTCTGGTATCAAAGCATCAATTTGATTATTGACGTCATGACCATCATAGCGTGTTTGGAAAGGGTTAGCTTGTGCAAATTTTAGTTTAGACTGCATTTCGTTTCTTTCGTTGTTTACGGTATTCTTCGTGTGACATTGTTTTTATGTTACGAGTAGGTATTCTCTGATTATTAGAACCCAGTCCCGCTTTTGATGTCGGTTCAAACAAATGTCCGAACTGTTCAACATCATCGTACATCTGATCAACAGCCTCTTTAGGTGTTAATTTCAGAAATACTTGTTTACCATCTTTGTCTTTGCTTTCGAAATTCACCTTAGGCACTAATCTACCTGTTTCTTCGCCAAGCTCATTTAGTTCTGGTTCCAATTCGGTGTTAGGCCTAAGTAAAGCATGTATATCTTGAGACCGAAAAGCTTTCTTAGCAGTGGCAGCATCAGTGATTGATCTTGAAATTTCTGCCTGAGTGAATCGAGATTTCCAATCATCACGCTCATTTTCAAGATTTGAGACCTTGGCCTCATAATCACTTTTGATGCCTTCTTTCTCTTTCTTAGCCAATTCTTCTTTAGTAAGAAGTTGATCTTGGAGAGCATTAATTTGTTCAGTCAACTTAGTTTGCTCTTGCTCTGTTAAAGACTTTGATTTTTTCAAAGTTTCTAATTCAGTTATAGCTTGCTTAGTTTTAGCCTGATCTTTCTTTTTCTCTCTTTGAACTATAGCTTCTACTTCTTCTTTAGTAAAGGTTTTAACTTCAGGAGTATCATTATTACCACCATCATCACTACCTTCACCACCAATACCATCACCGTCATCTTGACCTTCACCTTGATCATCATAAACGGTTTTAAATGGTTTGGATGGTTTGAAATTGAAATTAAGTTTGTATAAGCTTTTCATCTTTAACTCCTTTTGAGTTTTATTGAATTAGGATCAGCTAAGTAAGGTAATAACCTATGCCATGCCCTTATACTAATTATCCCTGCGTTAATATGAGCAGGTACCCACGATGTATCTCGTTTCGTCAATACTGAAACAAATCTATCTTCAGTAGCCCTTAAACTTTCTGTTTCTAAGTCTTCGTCAGGACAATTTAATAGCTTTAAAGCTAATTCATATGTCGCTGCGATAATATCTTCAGGTACTACTGTTTCACAATCTAAAGGGAAGTGCAAAGCACCATGACCTTTAGTCCCTTTAAAACATAATCTTTCTATTGATCTAGTAGCTTCTATGAGACTACATAATCTTTGTTCGTTAGTGGCTTCACGCCAAGCTTCACCGTTTAATTTAAAGTAACTATTACCACCGGCTACTGATCCATAGTGTTCATTCATTCGCCTTCACCTCTTGTTTTATCAGTGACAACACCATCTTCATCGGTCTCACGGCTTTTCTGTTTTTGATCTTTAAATTCTCCGGGCATTGCCGTATCTTTATTAGTAGGTTCACTAGATTGGGCTAGTGCAATCCTAGTCAATCTCTTTTCATGAGCTACTTCAGCTTTGGCTGCTTCACCTTCAGGGTAACCTCTGAGTATAGATCCAGTCTCAGGTGATAATAAACCTGATTCAATATCCTGAGCGATTACATCAGGTTGACTGATCATATTCACTGCTTCATCGATTTCAGTATCTATTTCTGCTAGTGTTTTACTGTCGATTGTTTGACTTAACATCACTCGTGTGATCTTTTTACCAATTTCTCTTTGATAAGTTCTTGATGGTATCACTGGTAATAGTTTAGTTAATCTATCAGCTTCTTCCAAACGATCTTCGCTAGTTCTTAGTGAATAATTGACAGGATAATTGATAGTTGGTATAGTTTTTTCTCCTAAATATTCACACCATATCTTGGCAATACTTCTTTCAATCTTTTCTAGGGTCAAACCTATATTAGCTAAACCTGATTCTAGTGTTGCTTGATCTCTGTCTTTTGATTCGGCTGATACGGAACCTACTGTCCTGATATTTGTCAAACTTAAATTTAAGAGTAATCTAATTTCCTCTTTTAGTTGAGCTTGTTTCTTCATAGAAGCCATCAAAGGTTCTGCTGAAGGATTTATGAATGCAGGTCTGTCTGTATTAATTGGATATTTTCTACCTGAAGTATTGCCTACTTTAATTTCTTCTTCATCATTACCATTACTATTGGTACCTTTGAGAAACTCAGAACCTGTTGCTCTGGGATCATACTGCTCAGTATAAAATGGAAAGTTTGATTTGAGAGTATAGGCAATATCGGATGATGCCACATTCATTAAGGCAATCTGATAATCTGCTATATCTTCCATTAATGATGAACTTATTTCACCCATAATGAAAGGGATTTTAGTCAAGTTTTCTAAGTGCTTTGGTTCACCTGTTTCTTTTTCATTATCGTCGAATAACTGCACCCAAACTTTACCGTCTTCGTCCTTCCACAAACGCCTGAAGCCTTCCCTATTACCAGTTGCAAATCCAAATTCGTCATACCTTAATTGGTTATCTCGAAGATATACTGCGTTGTAATCGTCACAATCCCAATTAATAACGTCTTCAACTCTATAAGTGTAGATATATGGTTGATTCTTTTTAGACTCTCTTAAGTTGATAGCTTCCCTATTAGGCATATCTACATATATACCTACTTGCCTCACCACCAATAGTTCAGGTAGAATTTCTTTACCTATAAAACCATTTAGACTACTATTATTATTATCAACCCCACCGTTTTCACCTAATACAGCTCTTTGAAAACTTTCAGGTCCACCTATCCTTGATATATCAATCATCCGTTGAAAGATTGAATCTTTAATCTCATTGATACCTGCCTTAGCAAATGCAGGGCAATAAGAAACATGCTTTCTTAATTCAAAATCTTTTTGATCTTCTCTATGACTAAATTTCTTTAGATAACTATGTATAAAATGTTGACCACCTTTATAAGCCAAACGCCATTTACGGATGTCTGAATTAAGATATAATGGATGTAGTAGTTTACTAACTGTCATAGTTTTATTCCAATGTCTTGATTTTTACCTTTACTCGTTACCAAGTTTAATGCAATTTCTGAATAAACTCTTGAGTTAGCAAAGTGATCTGGTTTTGATGTTTTTGGATATCTACCAATTGGGTTGCCATCTGCATCCCTTTCGTAAATTCTAGTTGGAGCTTTTAATTGATCTTTATAAGTTGTGCTAACATCTTTTGGTAAAGATATGATTTCATTCTTGAATCTACCTAATCCTACATCAAACCAGCTAGTTTTATTAACTGTGACTATGAACTCAGGATCGTCATCTAAAGCTTTAATCATTTTACCATTAACTCCTTTGGCATATATACATAGCTTCACCTTTCCATAGTGTCTATGTGCAAATGCTAAAGCAGCTCTACGTTCAGGTTGGGAATCAATAACACAATAATGTATATTGTAATCTCCCATCAATTCATCTAATTGAGCAAATGTATCTATCTCATCTTCAAGTATTAACTTACACTTAGCTCTTTCAGGATAATCTGGAGTGTAGTTACTTTCTAAATACCATTCATCTATTTCAACGTTGCAAACATTACCAACATCGATACCCATTGTTTTCAAACCATCAGGTACCCTATCCATTTGACTATGTACACCTATAACATTTCTAATTATGTCATCAGTGATCTTAGCCCCTTTAACAGCGTGTGTTACTCCATATTTTGAATTATATAGTTCCTGTTCATCCGTTGGGTCAGTTTTAGCTTTGAATGTTGCTATTGCAAGTTCTTCAGGTCTAATGGTACAAGAATATAATTGAGATATTTGAAAACCTCTATTTAATCTATCAGGGTAGTCTGGTACCCATATACCTGTATTCAACCATTCTGCTTTAGCGTCTGCATTTATTCTAGGATCGTCACTAACAATAAAAGGCAGTTCTTTTTTTGTGTTCTTGCAAATGTAATGTGAGTTTTTGATATTAGGATCTGTTATATCATCAGCTGTGATTATCAACGATTCCTTATGATCTAATGTCTCATATTTTCCACATAGAGGGCATTTAAAATTAAAGTGTTCTTTAGTTGATTTATTGAACTCCTTATCAATATTTTCATCTTCGATAGTCGGAGTGGATATCATCCAGATAAGTTTTTCTAGCTGACCACTTAATCGTTCCAGTACAAGAGCTATTGCTTCTTGATTAATAATTGACATTTCATCAATCACTAGAAACCCAACCGGTATTGATCTTAGACCCGCTTTTGATTGACTACCTCTAATATATAAATTAGCTGAACCTGCTTTCTTATGCCCAACATTCTTGACATTGGAAAACATATTGTTAATATGAGGACTTAATTGTAACGCCGAATCAAAACGTGCTGCTGAGAAATCTGATGCATCTGGTGTTTTCGATGGTAAGATATATAAACAATCACTTGCATACATATCCATTTGAAAGAATACTAGATTTAGCATTGCCTCCGTAAAACCCATTTGAGCAGCTTTCATACCAATATTGGTAACTGCCTTAGAGTCGTGCATATCCTTTAACCAAGGATGATATTTAAAACCCCAATCACCCGGAAAAGATTTTCCTCCCATCTTTCGATATTTACAAGCCCATTCAGAGGCTGTCACAATGGACTGCCTCTGTAAGCCTGCTGCTATATCTTTAGCGAAGTCCAGCTTGAGTGTCATCAACTATCCCAACGATTGATTCCATGATTCTACCACCTATCCTACCGGATACTTCTGGTGATGTTTCTTCTGCAATTATCTTCACAATTGCGTTACTGATTTGTTTCAATACTTCCACGTCTAATAATTGACCACTTGACACTTCTAACTTGTGACAACTATTCACAAGTTTATCAATGTCACTGACTAATGACTGAATCTTATTAGAATTCATTATTAGTTCTGTATCACTATTACAGCGATTGAACATCGTTTCGAGAAGTAATCTACATATTCCAACTTCTTCTCTGAGGGATTTTACTTGCTCGTTATCAGCAAACTCATTTACCCTGTGCCTGTGCTGGTCTAATTTATAGTTACGAATTTTTTCCTTTTCGTATAATTTTGCGGCTTGATGATTATGTCTAGGGCAGTATTTATAATAACCGGACCCATCATCTTTCTCTACTGCCTTATATGTGCAACGTCCGTTTTTATCAGATCCGAGACACCGGTTTGGATCATCTTCGCCACACCGTTCGAACTTGCTTTCCGCCATCGATCGCCCCTTTTCCTTTTCTTCTTTTTACCCTGTATGATGATTTTTTCAGGATCATCTGTGGGCCTTACATCAATATTCCAACGCCTTTGCCAACGTTGATTTCTATTATCTCTGCGTTCTTGTATATTATCTTTTATATTTTGTCTAAACTGACCCGGCTGCCACTTGCACCCTCTTTGGAGTGCAAGTAGTAAACCGAGTATAATTATTATGCCAACGACATATTTCATTGGAATAATCAACCATCACAGATTTGAATTCTTTGACCACGTACTGGTCTTATGATAGGTATATTCCTAACTGGAATAATCGGAGATCTCACTGGCTGTTGAATTATCCTGACTGGTTGTCGTGTAATCGTGACAGGTCGTTCTATTACCTCAATAGGTTGACTCAATATTGATGTCATGGGTTGAGTACTAAAGCTAGTTTGAGTTGATCCTTTACTACCGTTATTAACCGATAATGTAGGTTGACCCCAACCTTGACTCAATACCGGTTGAGTACTGAAGCTAGTACTTGTAGAACCCTTACTACCATTATTAACTGATAATGTAGGTTGACCCCAGCCTCGAGATTCTACACTTGATACAAGACTGATTCGTTCAATTGGATGTTCAATTGGTTGTTCAATTGAGTTGCCCAAGCTAGGTTTGGTATCAAGTTGTTGTTTGATATCTTCAATGTCATTTTTAATGACTTTAATGTCTTCCGTGTTTTTCTGAACCTTTTTAGTGATTTCGGGTACAGTATTTGGATCTGAGAAATCAAGGTCGCCTACTAGAAAAATTGCACAAAGTGTTAAGATTTTTATCATCGTTTATTCTTTCTCTGTCGTGATTGATCGGATTGCATAATGAGTGTGGTAGTTACTGGGTTGATCTAAATGTCTAGGATTAAGTAGTACTCGTCCTCTTTCACCGTGAGAGGGTGTCCAAGATCCATACTGATCAATCCTAATATCCATAATGTCATTCCAACCATCAGCCGCTATTGCATCATCTGCTCCAACAGCATGATTACCCGGTCCCGAATCAAAACCAGCTTCAGCCCAAGTACCTGTGGATGATTGCATATAGTTTGAATCTACATGCACAGCGACTACAAGTTGTTCTCTACGAAGTACGGCTGTGATAGCTGCTCTCCACAAAGTTTGTAAGTTATTACAAGGTAAAGCATAAGCTTCAACATATCTATAATGCTTAGCCTCTTGTGTAGCATACCTTACAGTTTCCATACTTTCTTGTTGTAACTTTCTCAAGTCAAAAGATTCATAAGGCACAGTGCCTTTAAGACACATACCAATATCAGTACCAGCCTCTAAACCTGCCTCTAGATGGGAACCTTGATCTTCACCTTGATTGATTTGCATGTAAAGGAACTCAGGTGCGAATTCCTTGCGTTTAAGACCTTTGCTTATAGGCATTACATGATGATCTTCGTCCTTGGTTCAAGATCCAATCTTCTGTATAAATCTTACGAGATCTTTTCCTTTTAGGATTTGATAAGATCTGTCTGATTTCATCATCAGTCATTAAACTCGATTCAGGATATTCCTCGAATGAGCTTGTCAACTTTACTCGTGGTGCTATGTTACCTGTGCGAACGGTAGTACCATTAGGTAGTTTAAATTCAAATTTATTTGCCATTATTGAACCCCCTCCACCATCTTCTTAATTTCGTCTGTAGTTTTTGGTAAAGCCATGATCTTAATCAAAGTCGTACCTCTAACATGGGCTATATAGGACCCTTGAATATTTCTCTCAGAAGCTCTCATATTAAATATTTTGACTTCTTCTTTATGACTAGGATCATCAGGGTCAATCTTTAAGAAATCCATTCCCTTATCTTGAAGATATGTCTCCCAAAACTCTGCATCATCAAATAAGATTATTTCTGATGTAGGTCTATCTTTTGACTCAGATATAACAATGAGCCTCGTACCTTCTAATTGTACATTGCTAGGTTCTGGTACTTCGTTACCTTGAATTACTTGTTGATCAGGTATCGTGCCACCAGTTTGCATATGAGGTAATGCAATATAAACCAATGCACCTAACAAAAGCAAAGGAACTATAGGATTAGTCTTCTGAGCTTGAGTCCTCTTTGTCCTTTTCCTCTTCTTCAGGCGTCGGCGTTTCTTGACCATCGGTATCTTCTCCTGTTAGGAAATTGGAACCAGCCATCTCTTGTATCAAAGCTATTGTTAATTCTTTGTTCTTTGATTTAATGGCAATATACAATGATTCTTCTAGACAACCAGAGTCCATGTCTTTTTTTAAGACACTCCCTTGCTTGTTGCGTTTTTCATTGATGAGCCCTTGTTCATCATTTTGTTTGCCGTCTGAGTCATATTCATGTTCCTCATCCTGCTCGACATACTCATACTCGTATTCATAGTCTTCGTATTCATCCTTGTCATTGTAGCGTTCGTTTTCTTCATATTCATAGTGTTCTCCACTCTCATTATCCCAAAGGCTTCGTATACCAACAGATCTACTTAATGATTTTAAAGCACCGGTAGTAATAGACACTATTGTACCTCCAAATGCTATCAAAATACTTAAGATTAACTCTAAACTACCTGCGACTACTTCGGATGCTTGCATAGCCGATGTGCTAACGGTACCATCAGAAGAAGGTTCAGGTGGTTGTATAAATAGTGAACCTATATTTAAGTCCACAAATAGTTTATATAGTACAAAAGCTGCCACTACTCCGATAATTGCACAGAATATATTATAGGCTCTGTTCGTCATCTGTGTCTCCTATGGTATCTTCGGTAGTCTCCTGTTCAACTTCCTGTTCAACTTCCTGTTCAACTTCCTGTTCAACTT